TCTTGGATTATGGTGCAGACCCAACTGGTGTTGCAGATAGCACTTCTGCAATTAACGCAGCTAGCGCAGCCGCTTACGCTTTAACTGCTGGAACAGTTGTAGACCCATACGGCACAAAAACACTAGGTGGTTGCATTGTGTTTTTCCCCGCTGGTAAATACACAGTTTCTGGCAAATTGATGATTTATGAAAACTGCGGTTTTAGAGGCGCAGGTAATCGTTCAAGCGTCATTTACAGTTCTTACAATGGCAACATTATTGAAAGCCAACCGTCTGCTTCTTACGACGCTTTTGGAATGTTGATTGAAGACATTGGAATTATTGGCGACAGAACAAAAACTTCCCAAGTTGGTATTGGTTTTCTCCGCGTTTGGGAAAGCGTCATTAAAAATGTTTTGGTGATGAACTGCGGTTCAGATGGCATTTTAATGAAACAATGTATTCTCAACACTTTAATTGCTGTTGAATCACAACGCAACGTAGGTGCGGGCATCAGAATTACAGGCGGTGTAACATCTTGGACAGACTCCACTCCAACCAATTTACCATCAAACGCAATTGACGTTTTTAACGGTCATTTTGCGTTTAACGATGCTGCAGGTATTGTGTTGATTAACACTGGTACTGGCGGCGTTAATCAATGCACATTCTATGGTGGCGGATGTGAATACAACTATCAATCAAGTTCCGCAGGCGTAGGCGCAAACATTGAAGTCAGTTCAAGTTGCTATTTGCCAAACACATTTAACGATATGTCTGTTGAAGATACAAAAGTTCGTTTTCATGTATACATAAATCAAGCGGCTGGTAATTTCACCAAATTTAACAATTTGATGCATATTGCAAACGGCCCTTCAACATACCCATTGCGTGCCATCAAAGCAGAATCTGGCGGTGTTTATATTTCGATGGCTCAACAAAACGGTAATGCCTACCCAACAACAAACGGTTCAACTGCGCCATTTGAATTAACAAAAGCAACAGCGAGTATTAACACTTTAAATTGTGCTGGTGTAGTTACTAATGGTCAATTTGTTTGTGATGAAACAGGCGCAACAACTGGTTTGGAAAACAATGTTGAAATGTCCAATTATGGATATTTATACGGAACTTTTAATCATTTTAATGATTATGGCCAAGGTGGGCCTGCTTTTTATCAATCTGGACAATCTTATCCTTATTTTGCGTTAAGCACTTTTAATAAAGGATTTTTGTTGGGTACTGGTTCTGCTGCACCTACAATTGCTTTTACTTCTGGTGCTGGTTCGCCAAATGGTGTTGTTACTGCCCCTCCTGGATCTTTATATCTAAACTCTTCTGGCGGTGCTGGAACAACTTTGTATGTTAAAGAGTCTGGAACTGGAAACACGGGTTGGGTTGGTAAGTAATTATGATTACTTACAAATGGTCAATCCCTAAGATGACGGTTGCCCCATCGGTGAATGGGCAGACCGATGTGGTGATCTATGCCGATTGGATGTGTGTCGGTACTGATGACGTTAATAACTTGACTGCTGCGGCTGCTGGAACGGCTAAGTTAGGTGAGCCAGCTAATCCATTTACGGCATACAACGACCTGCAAGAAGCTCAAGTCTTAGCTTGGTGCTTTGAGCCTGTAACGTATAGCGTTACAGACCCAAGAACTAATGAAACCACTACAATTACGACTAATCTACAACCAGACACAGAAGCCCAAGTAGCGGGTCAATTGGCTCGTCAACTGGCTGCTATTTCTGCCAATCCTCCTTTGCCTTGGATTAAATCATGAACTACAAATGGTCTATTTCCAAAATTTCAGCAACTGATGGGCTTATCACCCATGCACATTACAAATGTGTTTTGACTAATGATGATATATCGGTTGAAACTGAAGGTAACTGGTGGTTTAGTGAACCAAAAATCAGAGTTCCTTTTGAGCAAGTATCAGAGGAAATGGTTGCTGGCTGGATTGAAAAAGAAGCTGTTAAAGATGGCGTTTGCCACATAAAATCTAGGCTAGAGGAACAGCTTAAAGCATTAGAAGCTAACAAGCCTGTTGTTGCTCCTTGGTTGCCTCAAGTTTTTACCCCTAACATTTAGGAAAAAAAATGGTTTATTTATCACCTTTTGGCGGCGTTGGAGCGCAATTTTTTGATTCAAATGGCTTGCCTTTGAGCGGTGGGTTAATTTATACCTATGCTGCTGGCACAACAACCCAACAAGCCACTTACACAAGTAGCTTTGGAAGTATTGCTCAGTCTAATCCAATTGTTCTAAATGCTAGTGGGCGTGTGCCATCGGGTGAAATTTGGTTAACTGCTGGTTTGTCCTATAAGTTTGTTCTTCAAACTTCAGCAGCGGTAACAATTGGAACTTATGACAACATTTTTGCTACTGCAATTCCAACTGTGGCAGATTTCACAGGTACTGGAAGCCAAACAAACTTTACATTGTCAGCGGCTCCAAGCGGTGCAAATACAACAAACATTTTTATAAATGGTATTTATCAAGATAAAAGTTCTTATTCAATAAGCGGCACTACGCTTACTTTTAGCCAAGCACCCCCTGCAACTTCATTGATCGAAGTAAGCTATTTTTAAGGATGCAATATGACACAACCAATTGACATCATTAGCAGGGCTTTAAAAGACATTGGTGCTTTGGAAGCAGGGGAAACGCCAACGGCTGACGCTGCCCAAGATGCTTTCGATATGCTGAACGGCATGATCGATCAATGGTCTAACGAATCCATGATGGTCTATTACAAGAATGAGATCATCTTTCCTGTTGTGCCAGGTCAGACCCAATACACCATTGGCCCAACGGGTGAAATCGGCGCAGGGTTTACTGGCTACGTCAGCTGCAATCAACTGACTGTTGCTAATACCAACGTCAACAACTTTGCTGGCACAGGCTCAATCAATAGCTCTACGCTGACTATTTTGTCAGTTTCTAGCGGTGCTTTGCAGGTTGGCAGCATTATTACTGGCGCATCTATCCCTAGCGGCACGTCTATTCTGTCGTTTGGAACGGGTAACGGCGGTGTTGGCACTTACACCATTTCTCAGTCGCTTTTTATCAACCAAGAGTCGATCACGGCTAATGCGCCCATCATCACTTCTGGCGCTATCAGCAACGGTCAATATCTGACCACTAGCTACGGCGTGAACATGAACTTGGCCCAAGGAACGCAGATTGTGGCGTTTAACACGGGCGCTGGTGGGAATATCAATGAAGCAGGTACTTACACGCTTAACAATTACGTTACTACACCTAACCCTGCTTTTACGGGTTCTATTACTGGCACTACCCTTACTGTTAGTGCTGTTTCTGCGGGTTATCTGGGTGTTGGTTGCGTGGTTAGTGGAAGTGGCGTTACAAGCGGCACAAAAATCACGGCGGTATTAACTGGCTCTGGTGGCGCTGGCACTTACACGGTTTCTGCTTCTCAGTCGGTGGGCAGCACCTCAATGACAGGAACTGTTACGCCTTTCCCGATCACGGCTTACTATCAGCGGCCTTTGACCATTTCTAGCTGCTTTGTGCGTATTAACACGAACTCTAACGGCATCCCTGTCCAGAATGGCGGCTTGGACTATCCAGTAGCTGTGTTGTCGCTGGAAGAATACGAAATGATTGGTCTAAAGACCTTGAACGGCCCTTGGCCCAAGGCGCTTTACTATCAGCCAACTGAATTGCTCGGTAACATTTACTTATGGCCTAACCCTGCACAGGGTGAGATGCATATGTTTACCGACAACATTTTCAGCAGCTATACCTCGCTTTACGACACCATTCAATTGCCACAAGGCTATATCAATGCGCTGCGGTGGAACTTGGCTTATTTCTTGATGCCGATGTATGGCAAAGCCTCGCAGACCCAGATTGCGATGATTACCAAGAACGCCAATGATGCTAAGGCTACTGTAAAGCGCACGAACATGAAACCGCCTCAAGTGGCTCGTTATGCAGATGCTTTGCTTGTTGGTCGGCAAAAGGATGCGGGTTGGATTCTGTCTGGCGGCTTCTTCCGATAAGGATAAAAAATGGCAGATTTTGGATTTGTCGGTCCTTCTTACGAAGCTGCTTCTATCTATCAGGAAGCTCAAGAGTGCATCAATTTCTACCCTGAAATTGACCCTTTAAAGCAGCCTGGTCAGCGTGGCGTGGTGGCTTTGTATCCAACCCCAGGGCTTACTGAAGTCTTGCAGCTTAACGATGCCCCTGTTCGTGGGATGCGAACTCTCTCTGGTGGGCAATGGCTGGTCGCTGTGGTTGGAAATGCTGTCTGGGCTATCCAATACGTTGATGGCGCTTACACCAAAACCCAAGTCGGAACGCTGACAACTTCCACAGGCCAAGTCTCGATCACCGACAATATCATGACTTACGGTGGGCTGACAGCTTACATCGTTGATGGCGCTAATCGGTATTACTGGATTGTTGGCTCGGCATCTACTGTTTCGCTGACCGCTACGGTTGCTGGCTCTATTCTGACTGTCACCAGCACCAACTTTGCTATCGGCACAGGGATTGTGCTGACAGGTACATCTGGTCAGATCACGATTGGTCAATTTACCACTACGCCAACCAGCGGTGTTGGTGGTTTGGGTGACTATCCTTTTACTGGTTCTGCCACGTCAGGGACATTCACAGCCCCTGCTTTCCAGCAATTGCCTTCTACTGATGGCGCATTTACTGGCGCTGTGACGTGCGATGTTGTGGATAACTACATTGTTTACAACCAAGGCGGCACTCAGGCATGGGGTTCTACTGACCTGCAAGCTGACATTCAAAACGGCGACCTGCCCTTGGTTACGCCTTGGTCATCAAATGCTTTGTACGGCAATAAAGATGGCTCTCCAGACCCCTTGGTTGGTTTGATCTGCGATCACCGACAAGTCTTTTTGTTGGGTGAATTTACCGCTGAAATGTGGACTGATGTTGGCACAGTCGTGCCTGGCGTCATTTCGTTTGCTTTCCAGCGTGTGCCTGGCACTTCACTCCAACACGGTGTTATCTCGCCTTTCTCAATTGCTCGATTCGGTGAACAGTTTGCTTTGGTAACTCAAGATACTCGAGGCCAAGCAGTTATCGGGGTTATGAAAGGCTACTCATTTGAGCGCATTTCTACCCATGCTGTCGAGCAAACCCTGATGAACCAATACATCGGCGATGCGGTGGCCTACACCTATCAGCTTGATGGGCATGAGTTCTACGTTGTCACTTTCCCGACTGTAAACCTGACATGGGCTTATGACTTGCGTTCCCAAATGTGGCACAAGTGGCTAGCTTGGGATGGTGAGCAATACCAGCGCCATCGGTCTAATTGCGGTGCATTGTTCAACAATGTCTATTTAGTTGGTGACTATCAGAATGGTATGATTTACCAACTGGATAATGCAGTTTATACGGACAATGGAGCGACAATCCGTAGGGTTCGGCGTGCACCCCATCTGGTGACTGACTTCCAACGTCAGTATTTTGCCGAGTTCCAAATCCAATTCCAGCCTGGTGTTGGCTTACAAAACGGTCAAGGCAAAGACCCGCAAGCTATGCTGCGTTGGTCTAGCGATGGCGGCTCTACTTGGTCTAATGAGCATTGGGCTTCTATGGGTAAAGTAGGCCAATACACGAAGCGGATTATTTGGCGGCGTTTGGGTTGGGCTCGTGACCGTATCTTTGAAGTTGCCATTTCTGACCCTGTAAACTGCGTCATTGTTTCTGCTAACTTAAAGGCTGAAGGGGCTGAAAATTGAGCATCACTTCTTCTGGCTCTGGTGGAAATTTAAATTGGCCTAGAACGCCTTTTATTGACCAGCAAACCATGATGCCGAGCTTGCCTTGGCTTTTGTGGTTACAAAACCCTTCTGTCAATTCGTTTAGCTCTGCCAATGCTTTGGGCATTAACTCTGGCGGTACTGGGGTTACTACCAAGCCTACTAATGGTCAATTGCTGATTGGCAATGGCTCTAGCTATACGTTGGCTGGTCTGACAGGTGGAACTGCCATTGGTGTTACTAATGGCGTAGGGTCAATCACCCTTAATAACCTCGGCGTGACCTCATTGGTCGCAGGGACGGGCATCGGGGTTAGCTCTGCTACTGGTGCGGTTACTGTCTCAAATACGGGCGTTTTATCGTTTTCTGCTGGCACTACGGGGTTTACCCCATCATCTGCGACCACAGGTGCTGTGACCCTTGGTGGGATTTTGAACCTTACCAATGGCGGCACAGGGGCATCTACCGCAGCAGGGGCTAGAACTAACCTTGGTTTAGGCACGATTGCGACCCAAAACGCCAATAATGTTGCCATAACTGGCGGCTCTGTTTCTGGTGTGTCAGCAAGCGTGACAACGCTAACGACCTCATCTACAATCACGGCTAATAACATAGCAACAACTGGCACTCATACTACGATTGCTAAGTGGCTTCCAGTTGTTTGTGACGGTACAACGTATTACATCCCGCTATATACATGACCCCAACTGATATGTTCAACGCAAATCTAGGTCACTTTGATGTTGACCCAGGGGTTATTCACCACTTTTCTGATGGGCTTTATGCAAAACAAATGCACTTGCCCAAAGGTTACATGGCAGGGATGCACGCCCATAACTACTCGCATTTGAGCGTTTTGGGGCAGGGCAAAGTGATTGTTAAGGCTGGTGACAGCGAGCGGATTTATACAGCGCCAGCTTGCATCAATATGCCAGCGCAGGTCATTCATTCAATTATTGCGCTAGAAGATGCCACTTGGTTTTGCATCCATGCAACTGAAGAAACTGATGTTAATAAAGTGGATGAAGTCTTAATCCACGAAGGGGTCTGATATGCCATTTGCTTTTATTATTCCAGCAGCCGCTACGCTAATCAGCGGGGCTATGCAATCGAGCGCATCAAAAAGTGCCGCATCTGCTCAAGCTAACGCTGCCAACAATGCTGCTGCATTGCAACAACAGCAGTTCAACACCATTAACCAACAGCAAGCCCCTTATAGACAGTCTGGTTATAGCGCCTTAAATCAGATC